TTTAAACATCCACTGCGCCATATCTGGCGAAGTGTTTTGCTTTACAAAGGCTTGGATATTCTGAACGTGCTGGTCAAAGGTCAACTGAGACTGCGGCTGGGTGGGTTCCTGCTGCGGCTCAGGTTCCTCGTATTCTTCCTCTGGTTCTTCCTGCTGTTGCTGCTGAAGCGTTCTCAGGAAAATGTCAGAATTAATCTTTTCGATGAGGAGTTGTCTGTTCAGTGGGTCTGAAAGCCACTTCTCATCTTTTTGATACCGTGAAGCATATTTAGCTAGAACTTCATCGGGAAACACCTTCTCTTGCTCCGTCGGGAGCCAATCGTCGGCTGCTTCTTCGGTCTGTTCTTCGCTTTCTGCCTGTTCGGTTTGTTCCGGCTGCGCCTCCTCGGTAACGGTTTCTTCTTGCGGCGACGCTTCCGAATCGGAAACAAGTGCGTCAGCTAGTTCTTCTTGACTCGCCTGTTCCGTTATGTCCTGTGCCATTTGTTACTCCTTCGCTGGTGGGTCCAGCTGCGTCCCGGTGGGTCCGGGGCAAACTTGTTAGGCTTCTGCCTTAGCTAACTGCTCTTTACAGAACTGCTCTAGATCACCAAATGCCCTCACGAATGCGTTAGCGTAAAAAGCGTGCTCCATCGCATTGCGCTCGTCATATGAGGTTAAGTAAGAAACTGCGTTGCCTGTGTGATAAGCAGACATGTGATGAAAGAAAGCTTTCAGGGCAATGCGCCCGTCATAGTCTTCGAGAAACTGCTTTAGGACTGAGGCTTCTTGTAATCTAAGCTCTGCCATTGACGGGCTTATTCGCCACTTTGTCTTTAATCTTCAGCTCTTGCATCTTGAGGTTTCGGTCAGCGCTCGCATTGACTTGAGTGTTCTGTTTGTCGGCCTGCGAGTCCTGCAGTTCCTGGGCGTTCTGCTCCGACTGCTGGTCATTCGGAGATTTGGCCAGAAGATTATCTGCTGCAGTGCCGGCCTGGTCGGCTTGGACTAGCCCTTTCATCTTTTCCTGAAGATGGATTTCTGCTTGCAGTTCTGGAGAATCTGGTACGCCTATGCCAGTCCAGAGAGCTGCCTGGGCCTGTGAAGGCATCTCAGGGTATTTGATTTGAACACTCGCCGTTACTTTCGGCGGCGCTGGCTGTGGAGGCTGAGGCGGAGGAACGGCTTTGTCGGGGTCAACTCCACGAATCGTGCCGGCATAGAATCTGCCAACATAGTACGGGTCAAACACTCCCGGCATCGAGGAAGCCGCTTGCATCATCGCCATAGCTGCATTACGCCTAATGTCATCATCGGCTGAGAGCATTGACATTGCTTCCGGTTCTACGCCGAAATCTTCCTGAATCTCATCAGGGTAAAGACAAACCAGCGAAGTCTTGCCATTTGACCGTTGGCTTAATGCTTCAACCTTATTCGCGTATTTCGGGTCTACTTTGTAAGGCTCATTGGGCTCACGAAGATTCTGCTGGAGCATGTGAAGCTTTTTGGTTGAATGCTCCTTGAGATACCAATTCAGAGAATCCAGTTTGAACTGAGTAAGCGCATCGGCTGACTTGGCTGCTAGAACTGCAGTGGTCGCTGTCTTCCCCGCCTGGGGCTGGTCGCTGGTTCCTGATTCAGTGTTGCTGATGCTTGGGTCGGAGAGCGCCCACATACGCATGATCTGAGCTTCTTCTTCCATCGAACCATTGAAAGCCGAAGCCAGAGCCGCATAAATCTCCGGCGCAAACAGCGTGAAGTTCTTAGGATCTTTAACGACTATGGATCGGAAAAAAGCAAACTCCGATTGCTCGTCAGCGACATCTTCGCCTGTTCTTTGGAGCAGGAGGGGCTTGAGGAGATTTCGGATTATGTCTTTCCGCTGACCAACTCCTGAGTTATGGAGCGATTGAAGGAATCTATGAAGGCGAGGGATAGAGTCGCCAATTGCCGATATGATGTCGAACAATGGCGCGAACTCTGTGTAAAGATATTTCCCGTACAACTCCCAGGGATAGGGCATCTTGCCCAGAAACACACGTTCGTTCCCAACCCACTGAATCCACATTCTCCCATCATCGTCTTTGGCATGTTGCTCCAGAATATCGAATCGTTTCCCCGGTAAGAGCTTCGTTGGGAACAAGGGAACCTGCTGATTGAGCACAATGGTTCTGAATCTGGTTCTCAGGTCATACGGTTGTTGACTGCCTTGGTTCGGCGCCCATGTTCCCATGTCTTCAAGCTCTGAACAGGCTTTCGGATCAAAAACAGGCTTCATTTCGCCCGTATTCGGGTCTTCATACTGCTTGGCCTGCATCTTCTCAAGAAACTGCATCCCTTCCCAATAATTCTCAGTGCACCATCCTGAAACATCTAAAAACTCACAGCCTGGTTCAATGAAAATGTCGCCTAGGAAGACGTTCTTGGAGATTGGCCCTTCATACTTCTTGAGCATCTGAGGCACATTGATTGTGTTTCCGTGTTTGGCAATCGCTGCGGAAACTTCCTTGTCACTCAGGTCTTGGCCTTGTTCCTGCGTCGCTTGCTCAATCTCGTCATCTGGAGCACCCTGCATTCTCATCAAGCCGGCGCGGTCACGATAAGAAACATTCTGCCCATCTCTGCCGACAAATGAGCGCTGGAAAGTCCTCTTCTGCTCGATTGTGTCCCACCAGAGCTTAGAGACTGACCACCCAAAGGTATCGCCGGTATGAACCATCTTGCGGTGCTGTTGAGCTTCGCCTGAGCGGTCAAACTGCTGGTAAGCCCAAGCAGTTAGCTTTTGTTCCGTTTCCTCGTTGCCGTCTGGAGATGTGTAATTGATTTGAGGGTGGTTGGCAGTCAGCCGAGCAACCGAGCGCCTGATTGAGAGTGAGGTTTCAGGCATACAGACATTGGTACGCGAGGTATCTTCTTCGTCTTGTCCAGTCTGCTTGTTCTTGCGCATCAACTTCGGCGCAAGACATTTCGAGTAGCGATAGACGGATTCCCACTCATCCCAGTAATTCTGCTGCATGTACTTGCGGGATTCGTTTCGGCGGTCGATTACGTCCGAAACGCTTTCGGTAACTGGGGTGTTAGCCATTAGTCGCCATAGAGAGCAGACTTTTTCTTGTCATGCTTCTTCTGCATTGCTTTCCCTTTGGCAGTCTCTTTGTTGCCTTTCATGGCGCCGAGCTTGTTCATCGTGCCATAGATGGCAGAGGGGTTGTTGCCGTACTCGGCTTTCAGCTTGTCTTCAAGGAATTTAGGCATCTAGAATTACCTGGATCTTATTGGCTATATCTATCCAATTAAATCCTTCAATACAATGTTGCTTATTGTCTGATGTTCTGAAGGGGAGTTCACATTTGCAATTTTCCATCACTGCGTTTACATCCCCATCGGCCCAACTTGGAGCCATTGTCCTAAGTCTATTTACCTCTTCAACTCCAATAGGATCACCATTTAGACGGGTAATAATCATCAGTAGCTTATCCCTTCATACATCGGCTTCCACGTCTGCCTGTACTTCCGCGGTGCTCCAACAAACTGCGGATCGCTCATGCAGATGTATCTCAAGCAGTCAGTTAGGTGGTTACGCTTCTTTAGCGGCTTGCCTTCAGGGTCTTTCTTCTCCGCCAATAATGGCGTAAGAGACTCGTAGCGGTTGTTTTTGAGCTGGTGAATAAGCTCTGGGCATTTGTCCTGAAAGATGTGAAGCCGGCTCTTCAAAATGAATTTTCCGTCTTTGCCTTCAACTTCCCTGGGCTTGAGCCACTCATTGACGGTTTCAATGCCGGTATCAACATCTTTTACCGCGTCTTCGAAGTAGAACGAATAGCCGATTTCTTGGGAGATGCCTTCATACTTTTCTTGAATCGTTCGCTTGTCATCTGAGGCAGCATCCTGAAAGCTCCTAGCGGCGTAGTCGATTACCCGCTTGTAGATGTTCTCCGCGCCTGAGATGAGGGCCGATTCCGTTCGCCCATCAAAACATTTGTGCTGGTTACGTGCAGACTCCAGCCATTTGACAGTCCCGATGTATTCACGGTAGGTGAAGCGGTTGTCATCTTCCGGCGTGTTGCCTCGGTCGCCAGTAATCTTGCCCCCAACATATTGCAGACAGCAACGACTAGGCCACAGCTCCCGATAAACCCAAACATCACCCCAGGGGTCAACCGCAGCCCATAGATAAGCATGAGGTACACGAGGATGAGGGTCGAGACTGCAATAACGAGTCCACTCACCAGGTATTGGGAAAGAGTTTTCAAGCGTTGCTTCTTCTTGCCAGTTGTAAAGCAGCGTGCCTTGCTTGGCCGTAAAGCTGATTTCGAACTCCTGCTCGTACGTTGCAGGGTCCGTCATCCCTTGTTTTTGCTTGGCTGCCCATTCAGGCGTCTTGTCTGGGTCCGCTGAGTAGTGAAGCCTCAGGATCGTGATGTTGTTCTGGTTCTTCCAAACCTGAATGCCTGGATGAGGAAATTCTATGTTCATGGGCTAGACGGAACAGAACCTTCAGCAGGTCAGCGTCAGTGCTAATCACCATAAAGCAGCGAATGGCCGCCTTTCTTCGCGGAAGCCGTCATCTTGCCAACTTTGCGCTTCCCAGGCCTAACGCCAACCATCAAGCCCAGCGTCTTCGGCTTCATTCCGCCAACTGGCCCAGCTTGAGGAGTCTTTGGCGCCCTTGAGCCTGAAAGGCCAGCCGTTATCCTTTGAACTGTGCCATAAGGCGCCGTTGCTCCGACTCCCTGGATAATCCCCTGAGTCGTTTTGAACGGTGCTGGAGGGGCTGAAAGTTGGCTCTGAGCCTGTACGCTCTGGTTGGCAGCGTTCGTCATTGGGTTACTCGGCCGCATCTGGCCCGGGCTGCCAGTCTTGATCTTGTTCCCCGCCGGCTCACTCTGCCCTGAGCGATTGGGCGGCTTCAGGCCTGACCCAGGAGCCGGATTAGCTCCGTGAGCATGTGTTCCCTTGGCGGGGTTTCTGGCCGCGTGAGCATATTTGCCTAAGTTCTGTATCATAGTTAGCTCCCTACCATCACATCTGATTGAATTGGAATGACTTGCTGGTTTGTACAGTCGTATCCTTTGGACATTGCGTCTGACATGATTGCTGCTATGGCATCGGCTTCCGAAGTTGCGACCACATAATGAGTATCGTTATTAACAGCATTACCCATCACCTTCAAACAGTTGATCTTAAAGAATTGCATTGCCGTTCACCTGCTTTTATGAATCAACGCATCATGGAGAACCGCACATAAGCCGCAATGCGCTGTGGAATGAAGCTATTATCAAGATTCTTGCGATATAAAGTCAGTCTTTGAACTGAGGAATCTCCGAGTGGCACGACCATCCGGCCTAAGACCTTTAGCTGGTCCTTCCAGGCATCAGGAATAGATTCGATTCCACAGGTCGCCACGATGGCTGTGAATGGAGCTTCTTGGGGTAAGCCGAGCTTCCCGTCTCCGATATGGGCATAAACCTGGTCTTTGCCAACATGGACCTGCCACGGCTCAACTACTGGCTTAACCTCGATGGTATGCACTTCACAGCCTGATTTGGCCCATTCAACCGTCTGCGAAGCAGAGCCAGTGCCAATTTCCAGCAGCTTATCTTCAGCGGTGAGCTCAAGCATCTCATACATTAATTTCGTTACGCGTGCGCTCGGGATTGTACGCCCATCAGCTACAAACTCAGGCGGCCTAGCTGAGCACATTCGTAGACTGGCCAGCTGCGGCATGAGTGTTCACGATGTTGATGACCGCCCCAGGCCGAGCAATGTTGTTGTTGGTCAGCACAGCCTTGATTGTGTCCTCTTTGCCGTCAGCTGCAATCACATAAGCGACCTGCTGCCCGTCCCAAGCCTGCTTTTTGGTTGTGCTGCTAATGAACTCGTAGATAACGCGAAAGCTTAAATTAACCGCCATAAATTTACTCCAAAACACAAGATGTTGCGGTAGGCCAAAGTCTCAGCCCGAGATTCCTGGCACTTGTACACTATATGTTGTGGTTAGCGTGAGCACTGATTACCAAACCAGCCTGGGCCAGCTGAACTGATAGCGATAATCTGCTGGCAAACCGGGGCAGCCGCGTTAAAGCACTGCTCTGCCTCGGGCAAGAAGGCGGCCTCATCCATCACGTACCGCGTTGGGTGATAGAGCCGGATCTTGTTCTCGCCTGCAGGAATAGCTAGCACGCGCCCACCATCAGCCCATTCGATGTTGTTCTTAGAGGGCTCAGACTTGAGAGGATGACGCTCTTTGAGCCATTGGGGCTGATTCTCATACAGAATCCGAACGTAGCTAACCAGTTCAAATGCTTTGGCTTCTGCTTCTGTCTGAGTAACGATAAACCACCTATGCCATTGGGCTTTTGCGGCTGAATCGCCCATAACACACCAGCTTGTAAGCATTTCCCGAGTCTTTGGAATGAACAAGCGGTCTTCAGTGTTAAATGCTTGAAAGATAGGGGCAAAGTAATCTTTTCTAGGGAAAGGCTCTTTGAATTGAAGTCCTTGGTCGGCATGTTTATGATTCTCAGTCTTGGTGAGGTTTTGCAGCCAGTACAGAGAATTCTCTGAGCATTGCCAATCTTCAATGATTTCTTCAACTTCAATTCGGTCGTCCGGACTTAACTTCTGGGCTATCTGCTGAAACTGCGCTGGCGAGTAATTCCGCAAGACGCTCTGCACTGTTAAGTCTGTTGTCATTTACATCAACTGTTTGCAACGGTTTGCCTTCAAGGCGGTCCGCAATCTCTTTTGCTGCAGTAATATCGCCTTTGATAGCCGCTCGATAGACTGACATGCAGTAACGTTTGCGCCTACGTTCGTCGGCCATGATTCTGCGGTACATGTCACTGATAGGTTTGGCTTTACCGCGTCCACCTGGGTTACCTGATTGTCCTTTTTGGAATGGCATTCAATTCAGTTTGTAAGTTGCTGATTTAATGACCATTAGCCGTTCCTTGCGTCTTGTCGTAGCTCCTGAGTGCGCCCATGCCCAGCATTCCCAGTAATAGCGTCATAAGCGAGCCTAAATCCAAAGACGGGGCTGCCACAGGATGGTGTAATAGCGCAGCGATCCAGGTTCCAAGTGGGGAAATAATGTATTGATAAGCAAGGCCAAAAGCGCAGGTCCATCCAACTGCAGGTCGCCAGCCAGCTACAAATATGCTCTGATTCGCTGCTTCTGTTTTGTCTACGTCCAGTTGGCCGGCAATTTGAGCAAGTTCGCCCTGAGTTTGCATCGCCAACAGCGAAGCTTTAGCAGCAGCGGCCGCTGTTTTATCGGGAATCAGCTTGTCAATGAGCGATTCACCAATGCTTAATACCGCTGTGATTGGATCCAGAGCCATTAGAGCGCAGCTTTCAGTTTGGCGAGCCTTGCTTCCAGGCCCATAATCTTTGATTTCACCGTGCCAATATACCGGTCGTACACGTAGTAGAGTGCGGCGCCGCTTGCTACGCCTATCCCTAAATCAATCCAGTTCATGCAACCTCCGTTGGACTTTCAGCAGACTTTGGTATTGGTGCGTTAACATACGTAATATCAATGGTTTCCCCACGATCCCAAACAGGGACAAGTTTGTCCCAGAGATTCCCAAAAGCTATCTTTGAGCCGCCAATGAAATCAGGATGCGGCCCTTTTGTTTGCCCTACTAGCGTGCAGGCTTTTGTATCTGCTGGGAAATTGCCCCAATGGATCTCAATATCACTGAATCCTGGTACGTTCTCTACTCCAGGCACGTCTCGTTTATGTTCTGCCGAAAATCGCCTGATAAGCGAATAGGTTCCTTCTGGAATAGCTCTGGGCTTGATGTCTTCTGTGCTCGAAACTGGTTCGAGGGTCCAGGCCTCATGCTCACCATCAATGAAGAGTTCACCAATGGTTGAGAATGGCGAGAGAGTTTGACGCTGTACTTTGAGGTTCACGTGAGGCTTATCTGCTCAGGATTGTGCAACTTACGCAGGAATTTGAAGTAAATGCCAGGTAGCTCTTTGGGTGGCATGACCATTCGCCGCATGTCCAGCATCTTTTCTGTTTTGGCCAGCAGCAGAGCGTAA